TTACGATACCATTGAGAAATCTTATAAGCATGATTGCTCTCACCGGGTTGTCGGTATGGTTATACTTTGGCTTAACAGAGAGGCTTACCTTCCTCGAACACCAGATGGAGATGCTGACAATCGAAGTAGAAGAAAATGATCACTGGATAGATACATGGCAGCCACCGGCATCAGTAAAAGAAAGCATTGTAAGGATGAGAGAAATAGAAATGAAATTAAATTTATTAGACCAGAAGGTCACATTGTATACGGAAGATGTGCCTTTAATAGAATAGTTTATGAGGAAGGTTTGCATGAGGGTGTCAGCCTTCCTCGCCAAGTTATGAGGGGTATTTGTTTGTGCTTTAACTTTAACTTTATTTTTGAATAGATAACAATTTCAATGATAGGCAAATATCCCTCGCCAAACAAAGGAGTAATACAATGGTTTTATCTAGCTTAATAGCACCAGCAACTAAAATTTTAGACAAGTTTAT